TAATTTTTTAGATAAAATCACGGTTAAACCGTGACAAAGAGGAGTAGTAAAAATGGCAAATTTAATTTCAGAAAAAGGTTTAAAAAATTCTGTACCAGTTGCAGAGATAGCTACAGCGATCATTACTTTATCGAACGGTAAGAAAATAGAGGTGACAAACCCTGTAATGCAAATTGTTGAATTATTCCAATTTGTTGAAAACCCTAAAAATAGGTTTTTGAATATAGGTGGCGTGATGGTTAATATCAATCAAATAGCTACTATGAAGTGGATTACACAAAATCCTATTAAAGGAGATGTGTAGAAAGAGGAGCAAACATGAAACCAAAACGATATCCGTATAGTGGGAAATCAAAAACCTCAACTATTGAAATAGTCAAGGCTTGGAAAAATATCTATTCAGACTTTATTGTCAAAAGCCAAAAAGAACAAGAAAAGTCTGAACAGGAGTTGGATAAAGCTATTCATGAGCATTATCAGTAATATCATTGAGAATTTTAGTTGCCTTTTGATTAGCAAGAACATCCACTTGCATATCCTTGGCATTTAACAACTTCTCAATGACATCTATAACAGCTGGCGTCGCAACTTCAGCTGGATTCTTCTCAATGAATTCGGCTATTAGGTTGTAACTAACCTGCTTTAAACTTTCAAAGTCGTTCATAGAATTTTCTCCTTTCCGTAATGTTTGACTAGCGATTTTCATAAGGAGATGAGAGGCCCTATTTAATCATTTGTCATGACTCGATTATATCAGAAAGGATAGAATAACACAATATGTTGTGTCATCAATACAATAAAAGACTATATATTGTGTTTTGGGATTAAACATGAAAAAAACTTTAAGCAAGTTACTTATTGACAGAGGAATGACAGTCACAGAGTTAGCTGAAAAGACTGGTATCAGCTATAACACGTTGATGAACATCGGAAAGAGAGATCTTTCTTTCAGTAGAATGGTGAAAATCGCTGACGCTTTAGATGTCAGTTTAGACGAATTCAGAAAGGATAATGCATGAATAATTTAATCAATATAACTTTAAATGAAAATCAAGAGCCTGTTGTTTCAGGTCGTCAACTTCATCAAGTCTTAGGAGTTAAGACACCATATTCAATGTGGTTTGACCGAATGGTTGAATATGGCTTTACAGAAAATCAAGATTTTTTGCTTAACAATTCTGTGAAGCAAACAGGACGAGGCGGACACAACAAAATTGACCACATCATTAAGTTGGACATGGCGAAGGAAATCGCAATGCTTCAGCGAACAGACAAAGGTAAAGAAGTCCGAAAATACTTCATCCAAGTAGAAAAGGACTTCAATAGCCCAGAGAAAATCATGGCTAGAGCCTTGCTCATGGCAGACAAGAAAGTCCATAAGCTAGAAGCACAGATTGAAGCTGACCGTCCTAAGGTATTGTTTGCTGATGCAGTAAGTGCTAGCAAGTCATCTTGCCTAATTGGTGAGCTGGCTAAAATCTTGAAACAGAATGGGATTGAAATTGGTCAAAACAAGCTCTTTCAGTGGCTACGCTCTAACGGTTATCTAATTAGTCGCCGTGGGGATTCTTGGAATCAACCAACGCAAAAGAGCATGGAATTAAAGCTGTTTGAGTTGAAAAAGACAAATATCAATCACGCTGACGGCCACACAACTACCAACACGACAACTAAGGTTACTGGCAAGGGTCAACAGTATTTCATTAACAAGTTTCTTAATCAAGAACGCTTAACAGTTTAGACCAGAAAGGACTACCAATGGAAATCACATACAAACCAGTCGGTATCAATGAGACGGCTGAGTGGGGAGACTACGACCATCTCATGCAGCGGTGGGAAGGTCTAGGGAAGTCGATGGCAAAAAACCTCATTCGAGAAATGAGGGATAATAAAGACTTTCGAGATTACGTATTCAACCCAACACATAAACTGGTTTTTATCAACTATGAGGGGTTCAAGTCATTCATCGAATGGAAAACCAGAAACAGATTTAAATAACATTAACCCCCTAACCGTAACAGTGAGCTAGCGGGGCAACCATTCAGTTGAAACGTAAGCAATACCATTAGACGATTTGATTTGATTTATAAGAACTCCTAAAAATTAGTATATTCAAAGACCTCGCTAGTTCTCTAGTGCGGTTAGGGAAAATGGGAATCTACAGAAAGGAGCATAACTGAATGAAGTATATCTTTCACTAATACGGAAGAAAATTACACGAAAATGAATAACAAGTTCTTACAAGATACTAGCTTGAGCTTACAAGCGAAAGGCTTACTTGCTGAAATCTTGATAAATAAAAGCGATTGGCGGGTTTATCTGTCAGAACTTGAAAAGAGGTCAACCAACGGAAAAAGTTCGCATCGTACAGCGTTTGAAGAATTGAAACGCAAACGATATGTCGTGGTATTTCGTAAAAGTAAGGGCTATAAAAAAGGTTTTGAAATGGTTGTCTGTGCATCAGACATACCCATGACGGACGAATTTATAGAATACCTTGACAAAAAGTTATCCACAGAGTTATCCACAGGTAGCTTTAAAAATTCATAGTTCGATAATTGGAATTTCCATTTAATCAAACGATGATAATTCGTAAGTTAGAAAATTCATATTACGAAAAAATCAAACGATGATAATTCATAGGTTAGAAAATCGGACACTAACAATAACTAATATATAAACAATAACTAATATATAACAATATGGTGCTACGCACACTAACCAACAACAATCTAGAGCCTACCGGCACTAACTGGTAATAATAACTAATAGATAACAATACAGTAATCATAGTTAGAAGAATAAGAGAGGTAAAAAACATGAAAAAACTATTTGGATGGATTTGGTCAAACAAGAAACAGGAAACCGAAACTTACGTAGTTCCACAATGGGAATCTTACACAGCCAAAGCAGAACGCTTCAATGCTGACCACGGCTTGCCATTAGATCAGTTAGTGGGGTAACTCATGAAGCTACTAAAGAAATTGCTAAACAGAAAGAAGCCCAAGCAGCAAGAGCCGTTCTTTGAATGGGTTGAAACCCCAGAGGAAAAGCAAGAACGACTCAAGAACAAGTACACAAAATAATGTCAATCTTTCAGCGTGCAGCCACGGCCTCATCGTGGAGTGTAACTTATACTAATTTTTCCCAAAAAAACTTTACTAAATAAATCTTTTTCCTATCTTCCCCAAAAAAGTCTAATAAAACATTGAAAAACATGACGCGGTGGGGCGATGGGTGCACGTTGAGAGCACTAAAAAAAGCATGGGTTAGGGCCCATGCAAGAAAAATACACCAAGGAGATTATACCATGAAATCTTTTAACACTCAAACAACTTCAAAACCTAGCTACGTTAAAACTAAAGCCTATGGCCTTTGTGGCACATTGGCGCTAGCTACAGCTCTATTGATTGGAGCTGGCACAGTATCAGCGGACGAAACTGCTCAACCAGTGGTGGGCGCACAACCAACTGCCGCTAATGTCTATACGGCTGACAATGCCGGGAATGTTACGGTGACACCTAGCGAAACAGTGGCACCAGTGGAAACACCAAAAGCGTTAGCACCAGCACCGGTAGAATCTCAACCGATTGCAGAAACACCAGCAACAACTACAGAAGTAGCTCAACCAGCTGAAACACCAGCTGCGCCTACTACAGTGACTAAAACGGGCGACACTATCAACGTTGAGAATCCAAACGTTGAGGTGACTTTCCCTAATGGCAACGGAAAGTATAACCCATTCGAAGTTGAGTATAAGGATATTCAAATTCCAGATGACGTGCAAGTTAACGAGGGTGACAAAGTTACCCTTACACTTCCTAAAGAGGTGACATTCCAAACTGATTATGACTTCGACGTTTACAATCCCAACAAAGAAGTTATCGGACATGCTGCTACCAACTTGAAAGCTGGGAACGTGGTTACTACGTTTAACAACTACTTCCAAAACAATCCACTTAACAAGCGCATGAGTTTGAAGCTTGATGCAAGCTGGACAGATAAAGTTGTCCCAGGAAAGCCAGTAAATATCAACTTTAATGGTACTGTTGTGACTGTAAATGTTGGTTCGGAGCAAGTAATCGGCAAAGATGAATTGATTGCAAAATGGGGATTTCAAGACAAAGAAGACCCTACTGTGATTAATTGGACAGCCCGTGTTAACTATGCCAAACGTGCGTTAAACTATGTAACAATCATTGATGAAATGTCAGAAAACCAAAAGCTGGTTGATAACTACTTTGAAATTAAAAACATTGAAAGTGTTGATCCTTGGGTCGACAAAGGTTCAGCTATGGACTTAGTTAAGTCTATCTCAAAATCTGAGCATGGCTTTGAAATCAAAATGGACCGTTTAGACCGCATGGTTTACTTGTACTACAAGACTAAGCTTGTAAATGCTGTTAAGGACTCAACTAACCCTACAAATAAAATTGAGCTTAAAGCTGAAAATGATGGTGCCGTTTCATATCAGAAGATTCAATTAGTAGGTGGTAAAGGTGATGCGTCTGGTGAGAATAAGCCAGAACCAACGTTTGAGGTGCCACACGATGCACCTAAGTACGAAAAACCGGAATTTAAAGGCGGCATCCCCGGAATCCCAGAGGTGCGAGAATTGCCGCCATTTGAAGGTGGAGTAATTCCGAATGATGCCCCTATCTTGGACTTGCCAGAGCTTGAAATTCCAGTAGAGCCAGAAAAACCTAGCACACCGAAAGAGGTGCCAAGCAAGCCAGTAGAAGTGCCAAAAGAAAAAGTGGCACAACCTGCCACAGTATCTTATAACTTCGCACCAACAAGCAAAGAGACACCTAAAACAACCGTTTACGGTGGCACTTTGCCAAATACTGGGGAAAAAGAAGGTATCATGTCAACTCTTGTTCTTGTAGTCATCGCAGCGGGTATCACTGGACTTACTCTTGGATTTAAAAAATACAGCGAGGAATAAAATGATTAAGAAGTTTGAATTAGATTTATCGTCTAAAATCACAGTGTTCGGGATCGAATTGTTTCGAGTTAAAGCCTTGATTTCGTTTGGCAATGTCAAAGAAGGCGAACTGGGTGGATACATTGCGAAAGAGGGAAATCTAAGTCACTCTGGTAACGCATGGGTCTATGGT